CTGATGGTTACTGCTTATATTTTGACACTGAAGCCGCTGTTAACAAGTCTCTTTTGGCAGATAGGGGAATTGACTTAGACAGATTAGTTGTAATTAATGTAGTTACCATAGAAGAGTTTAGAACCAATGCACTTAAGGCAGTAGATATATATCTTAAGAAGGACGCAGATGAACGCAAACCTTGTTTGTTTGTGTTAGACTCCTTGGGTATGCTTTCCACAGAGAAAGAGATTAGAGATGCATTAGATGATAAACAGGTAAGGGACATGACCAAATCCCAACTTGTTAAAGGTGCATTTAGAATGCTTACTTTAAAACTTGGCCAAGCAAACATTCCACTCATAGTCACAAATCACACCTACGATGTCATTGGATCTTACATACCTACAAAAGAAATGGGAGGAGGCAGTGGCCTCAAGTACGCAGCTAGTACAATCATATATCTTAGCAAGAAAAAAGAGAAGGATGGTAAAGAAGTCATTGGAAACATTATCAAAGCAAAGACTCACAAATCACGTTTAAGTAAGGAGAATAAGGAGGTTGAAATACGTCTCTTTTATGATCATCGTGGTCTTGACCGTTACTATGGTCTATTGGAA